CTTTCAGAAAGAAAAGAAATTGATGGTTGGATATCGGTTATTAAAGAATGGCTCGGGTACCGTTTTGGAGAGGACAAACCCGAGGCCGATGAGCAGTTTGTCGCAGACATGCAAATTAAACATCCTGATATGAAAGTGTCAATTGATAAACTATATCGCCGGTGGAAGGCGTGGCGCGACCAGGACTATGACGGACTGATTGATAAGCGTGGAAAATGGAAAAAGGGTCAGACTTCGATGCCGGATATGATCTGGCAGGCATTTTTGTCATACTATCTTGACGAGGCACAGCACCCGATTGAACGCTGCTACCAATACACTCAATTATGGGCCAAGCAAGCGCACCCCGAAATGCTACTGAATATTCCGTCATATTATACCTTCTACCGGCGCATACAGAACGATATTCCGGAGCCGGTCAAGGTGCTCGGGCGTCAGGGAGACAAAGCATATCACGACCGCTGTGCTCCGTATATCTCCCGCACGTATGACGATATGGAGAGCAACGATTACTGGATAGCGGATAACCATACATTCGATATTATCACTGCCGGAACAGACGGAAAGACACATCGCCTTTATCTTACAGCATTCTTCGACGCTCGCGCAGGTATCTTCACGGGATTTACCATTACAGACAATCCATGCAGCGACGCCACATTATACGCGCTGCGCAAAGGCATCATGAAATATGGCATTCCGAAAAACCTTTATGTCGACAATGGGCGTGAATTTCTCACCCACGATGTCGGAGGTCTGGGCCACCGGCAGAAAAAAAGCACTGCAGAGAATTTTGAACCGCCCGGCGTATTTAAGCGTCTGGGAATAACAATGATCAATGCCCAGGTGCGAAACGCGAAGGCTAAAATTATTGAGCGCAGGTTCCGTGATGTGAAGGATCAGCTCAGCCGTGTCTTTGAAACTTTCTGCGGAGGGAATGTGATTGAGAAGCCTGAAAAACTCAAAGGTGTTTTAAAAGACGGGAATATACCAACCGATAAAGACCTTTTAAATGCCGTTGAAACGCTCTTAGAATACTATTTCAACGAGCAGCCATACGGTGGATCAGTTGCCCAAGATCGTGGGAAGCCGAGGATTGAGGTTTATCAGAATAATCTTCGCACAAAACGCGTGGCCTCTGAAGACGATCTGAATCTCATGATGATGCGCAGCTCCCGCATCCAGAAGGTCGGTCGCCGCGGCGTTCACCTCGATATCTCAGGGGCTCGGATTGATTTTTGGAATTCAGACCTGCTCAATACATATTTCGGTCAGGAGGTCTATTACCGTTACGATCCGGAAGATCTCACACAGGTGAGGATCTACGACAAAGACGATCGATTTGTCCTGGTCGCGCAGGCCGACAGCACCGCGGTGCTCCGGTATGGCGCAGACAAAAACGATATCAAAGCCGCACAGCAAAAGGTCAGGGCCGTTGAAAAGGCAAATAAGACCTCCTTGCAAAATAGCTTGCTTGCATCCTGCGATCGAATTACCGCGCTTGATATTATCCTTGCCGATGCTGCTGGGAAGAAAGCCGCTCGCATGGTAGATCAGGGTGAAGGGGCCAAGATACTTGAGATCCAGCGCGTGGATGAACGACCGCTCCTGCAGGAGGTCAATGGCGACATCCCTCTTGATAGAATGGTGCGCAACCTCGAAAGAGGTAAAAATAATAAACCAGATTAAAAAATGGAGGAATTGAAATGGGACAAAACTATAATCCGGACATCCAAAGTCGGCTTGAGGCGTATATCCTCACTGTCGGCAGCCAGGCAAAGGCGGCGCGGGCAATCGGCCTTAGCGACTCGGTCATAAGCCAGTATCGCCGCAGCTCCTACGCAAAAGGCAATGTAGTCGACGTCGAAGGTAAACTTGAAGAGTATTTTGAGCTGCTCGACGAGAAACAAGCAGCAGCGGAGAAAGCGGAACCTTATCAGCCAGTTCAGGACGTCTACATACCAACCAGCATCAGTGAGGATGTCTATAAGGCTATTCGTTATTGTCAACTCAGCAAGGGCATAGCTGTCCTGCATGGCGACGCTGGAATAGGGAAGACAAAGGCTGCCGAGCAGTATGCCATAGACAATCCGAGCACGGCAATCTATCTGCAGGTATCGCCGGTGACCGGCAGCCTTGGAAGTTTTTTAAAACTTTTAACCCGCGCGCTGAGAATATCCGAGGGCCGCAGCAAACTTGATATGATCCTCAATATTCGCGACAGACTCGATGGTACCGATAAGGTACTCATTATCGATGAGGCCCAGCATCTCCGGTTATCGGCGTTGGAGGAGATCCGGACGCTGAGCGATATGAATATAATGAGCGGTCGTCAGGGTATTGGGATCGTCCTCATCGGAAACACCGAAGTTTACGAGCGTATGCGTGGCCGCCAGCAAGCCAATTTTGCACAACTCTTCAGCAGGATAAAAATGAACAGGGAATATAGTACGCGTCAGGTTAAAAAAGACGATGTAGTTAAACTCTTCCCAGGGCTTTCTGATAAGGATAAGGAACTGAATTATATATATGGCATCTGTCAGAGCCGTTGGGGCATCCGCGGCGGCGTAAATGTATACAACAACGCCGTGGCATCTGAGAACGTTACATATGATGCCCTATATCAAATGGCCCGCAACATGGGCATAGGGATTGTTTAGCATGATATGAATGGGGTTGTGGTATCTTACTCCTGCTGAAGGCAAACATTTTATAGCCGGGTTGGATGATACAGAAAGGACATAAGATGAACGAAATTAATGAGGCAATAATTTTTTTCAAAAGTGCCGCTATGAATGGTATTGAATTTACACGAAGCCATATGTTGCAGGCCGTTAACGCCCTCGAAAAGCAGAATCCTAAAAATTTATTATTAAACAAAAAAATCATCGGGTTGGGTAAATGCCCAATGTGCAAAACGGAATTATGCGTTGATGATAAAGATTTGCGCTTCTGCCCGACTTGCGGTCAGGCTCTCAAACAGGAAGGGAAATAGCAATGGAAAACTCATTAAATAGGTTGGAGGAATTAATATGTTATGGATTAAAATTGTTCTGGCTTCTTTAGTTATCCTTTTAGCAGTTGGAATGTTAGCAGAAAAAACATCCGCTTCTAAAGCATTGTTAGGCGGAACATCTCTGCTATTTGGATTGCTATTGATTGCCGCCGTTATGGTTACAGGAGGCTGAAATAATGATTACAAAAATAACTGGTGGTCTACATATTATCCTTATTTTTATTACCGGCCTGCTTTCCGGAGTCTTTATCTATGCCGGGATTGTAGAATTTTCACAGCGCGAGGGCTGGCATGTCGGGGGCGAGACCCTTATATTGCCCCTGATGATATTGCTCATATATTTCGGTTGGAGTATCGGGACAGAAACAAATAAAAGGCAAAACTATTTAACAGGCTATCGTGACGGATATAAACTCGGCAAAGCAAAAGGCATTGAAGCGCTCAACAGATATGTGGCGGATGAAATGAAATCACAAGAATGCGCAGATAATCTGAAAAGGCATGACATCTCCTATTAACGCGGAGCTGCAGCTCCGCCCTAATGCGGCCTAAGACGGTCTCAAGCCCGTAAAACGCAGAGAGGGAAAAATAATAGGAAGGAGGAAATAATCGTGAATATTATGGATGCCTATAAAAAAGCGCAGGCAGCCGGTGAAACGTGCATTGGGCGCAGCACGGGTCTTATGCACTTCCGTTATTTACAACCCACTAGAAACGGATGCCTGATGGCTGAGAAGCATGGCCCTTTAAGCGATCTTACCCCTGTAACAGACAACTATAGTTTACGTCCTGATGATCTCTTGGCGACAGACTGGAATGTTGCCGCAGATAAAGAGCTATCAAGTTACCTCAAATTGGAGTCTGTTTCTAATGATGAGGTAAGAACAGATCCAATTGAGGAGGTACTTAAGTGGGCTTATATCGAAATATCAAAGACAACCGTACCCGCTGAAGTATTGGATTTGGCTAAAACCATTGATGTATTTACAAAAGTAAAATTGAAGCTACAAGAATCCGGAAAAGTGGGAAGTGAAAACGATGACAGTCAGTAAAAAGCTTGGAAAAAGAGGCGGCATTACAATCCCCCAGCAGTTACGTCATGCCGCGGGCATCATGCCCGGCGCACCACTTGATATCGAATCCGTACCCGGATCTATATTGATTACTAAGCATGTGCCGTCCTGCTGCATATGCAGCAGCGTTGAGGATGTCGTGAAGGTACAGGATATTGAAATTTGCGCAATCTGTGCGGCGTCGCTTGCCGACGAGGCAAGAGCAAAGTTGGAGGTGTCAAAGACTAATGAATGATAATAATAGGCTTGAAACCAAAGTAAGCGAGTATATTCGCCTTACGCAGGAGGCTGCGGAACTTAAAGTAAAAATAGAGGCTCTAAAAGGTTGGTTTGAAGCCCGCGGTGTTGAAGATCTAAACGCCACCAAAATCAAAACAGTTGATTACTGGGGTGATAATGGTAAAGTCGAAGTTGGCCGCAGCGAGACGGTAAGCCCCGTAGCCCTCACAATTTTGAAACAGATATTTGGGGAAATCTTTGACGAACTGGTTAAAGAAAAAAAGAGCTTCGAGATGACGGCTTCTTGCAAGCAGCTGCTCGCCCCTATCTTTCTCGGAAATTATATCGAAACGTCAATGAATGAGATTATCGAGCAGCTCACTGACAATGAGAAGGCGCGCGCAACGCTCAAAAAAAAGCTGCGTGGTAACTTCAAAAAGGACAAGGCGGCGCTGATCAGCATCGCAGGTCTGAGTGAGAAGGATGCTGAGTATTACGCCTATATGACTGCAGAGTCCACAGCTTACGCATTTTTCTGCCAGATATTAAGCGCTGCAAAATATAAAGGAACCCCTGAGCAGGCCAAAGAAATCATTATGGCGGCGGTAGTCGTCGAAGAAGGCGTCAAGGTCACAGTGGAAAGCGCCGACATATGACCAAAGAAATTTCCGACGACGTAAAACAAAAAGCAGCTGAGACCGGAATAACCGGCATTGATTTACCGGATTTTAAAAGCTCAGATGAGGTCGATATTTTTTTTGATATAGCAAAGGCTTTATTTGAGGAGAGTTAGAAGCCAAAAGGATAAGGAGGGCTGGCAGTGGAACAGATTACAAAAGCACAAATTAAATCTATATATGCCCTTGGAGCTTCGCTGAGCATGGTTGAAAGAGATAATCACGACGATGCCCTGCATCAGCTCGTCGAGGGACTGACAGCGAAAAATTCAGTCACAACGCTAAGCTTCGATGAAGCAAAGCAGGTTATTACCGAGCTCATGAGCCGCATGCGCGGCAGCCACGTTCCCCCAGCCCCGCCCATATCCAAGCCTAAAAAATATGACGAGACGCCGGGAGGTGTCACAGCCGGTCAGCAGCGCAGGGTATGGCAGCTTATGTACGAGCTTAAAAAGTTCGACCGACAGCCGGTATCAGCCACGCTCGGAAATCGGTTATGCGGGGTTATAAAACGTCAGTTTGGCGTTGATGCTTCAGCTAAAAAACCAATGCAATTTTTAAATTACCGTCAAGGCGTACAGCTGATTGAAATGCTCAAAAAATACTGCGCAAACGCGGAGACGCGCCACATGCGAGGTGAGAGCGGATGAACCTGATCGATAAAATCACGGTTGAGGATCTCGAAGGCGAGCAACGAGATCTGACAGAACTCATCGGGATAGATTTATACAAGAAGCTCGTGCTTACTTATGGGGGTTGTAACCTCTATATTTTCAAGGCGGATACGCTCATCAAGGGAATACGGGATAAAGAGATTATTAAAAAATTCAACGGGTTTAATGCGCAGGAACTCGCCATTGAATACAACATCAGCGAGCGCACCATCCGCGAGATTACCTCGGACACATTACGAGAGATTAAAGCGCGACCGGTGGATGGCCAAACAAGTTTTTTATAAATTATTTTGGCAGAGATTTTTGGAAGCACTTCATTGAAGTGCTTCATTATTTTTCCCCGTAAAAATAGGCTAAGCTATATTTGTTTCCATTTTCCTTTCCCTCCTTTCATAAAGCAGCCCGGCCGCCGTCGAACAGGGGCGGCGGCCAGGCTGCCAATTAACTGATAATATCATTCGGAGGAATTTATGACAATAACACAACTCCTTCAGGTCGTTGCAATTATACTTACAATTGTTATTTTTGTACTGACTATCATTATTGGAATCATCGGTTTTTTTCTGCGTCGAACCATCGGTGAAGTTGATCAAAATTCCGATGAAATAAAAGTGATAAAAAAAGACTTTGTGACAAGAGATGAACTTAAAACTTTTAAGGATGATCTGAAAGACGATGTCAAAAAGTTATCCGACAATATAGATGATATCAAGGATAACTATATAAAAAAGGATGATTTCGTGCGGTCAATCGCGGACACTAATAGCCGACTGGAACGAATATATAATTTCCTGCTTGGTATGAATGGAGGCAAATGAAATGGACAAGGCTGAGTTGCATCGTAGGATTGATGCAGGGAACTTTGCCGAGAACAACGGCAAAGTTTTGCGTACGATAAACATCCTGTTCGGAAAGAATGTCAAGATTAAAAGTCTCCCTTATGCTCTGCCTGACATCAATACCGGAGATTTGGCGGAGTCCTTGTTTTATCTGCAGGATGCGGGATATATAAAGGCCCGTAATATTTACAGCAAGATAGATGTCAATTTAACCGATTCCGATGAAAAGGATACCGAGGTACAATTAACTGCAAAGGGCATGCAGTTGCTCAAAGGATATGAATATAATCCGGCCGTCAGTATATAAGGGGGACGTGTTATGAAAAATCGTAAGCACGGTGTTATTGACGGCCTTGCCCCCGCTCTTAAAGAGACCGTAGAAGAAATGCTGCTTACAGGCAGCACCTATGCTGATATAGTAAATTACCTCATCCAAAATGATATTTCCATATCGCTTTCATCTATATGCAGGTATGCGAAACAATACAATGCGAGCGTGGCCATGTTAAATGTGGCCCAGGAGAATTTCCGGCGCATGATGGATGAAATGGATAAATACCCTGACCTTGACACTACGGAGGCTATGATACGGCTCGCCAGTCAGAACGTATTCAATGCGCTGGCGAATACGGAAGAAGATCAGTGGGCAAAGATCGACAAGGATAAACTCCTTTCGTCTGCCCTCGGGCTCGTCCGTGCAGCAGCGTATAAGAAAAAGGTAGATATATCCGTCAAGAACGATATGGATACCGGCCTCGAGGCTGTGAAGAACCTTGTATGGGAAGCTATGGCTCAGGAAAATCCGGCGCTGTATAAAGAGGTTGCCTCTTACCTTAAAACAAAAAAAGGCCAGGGCGTTATAAAGCCCACAGGAAAACCAAAAGCCCATTAATTTATATAGAGTGTTTTTGTGAATTCATCCGGAGGCTGATTTTCTTTCATCAACATCCGACCCGAAAGGGATGAGAGTATGAAATGCTATGTGCTGCAAGTGCTTACAGGACAGGAAATTGAGATCCGTGAACAACTCAGGGAGCTTGGCATTGAGGTGCATGTCCCACAGGAAGAGCGCACGATCCGCAGTGGGGGCAAATGGATAAGCAGGGTTTATACACTATTTACAAGTTATGTGTTCGTGATGCTGAATGATGTAAAAGTGGATTATTACACAATAAAAAAGCTTTCCGGCGTCATCCGTTTTCTTGAGCTCCACTCTGGAGGAGCTGGAACCCTAACAGAACAAGAAACAGATTATATATTGAAGATCTGTGAGGGTGATGAACCAGTAAACGCTTCCAATGTTACGCGCAAAGACAACTTGGTTGTTCCGTTGGATGGGCCGCTTAAAGGTTATTCAGATATGGGCATCCCGATCAAGTATGATTTTCATCAAAGAAGAGCCTATTTAAATCTTTCATTATTCGGCGTTGAAAAAGAAATCACACTTTCTTTTCACTTGGTTTTAAAAAGTTCGATTACTGCCGGAGGTTGATTCGTCCCACCGGCAAAAAAGGACGGTTATATCAAAAAGAGTCCGGGCCTATTTGAGCTTCCGGGTGGCGTAGCACGCCATTTGAAAGCCAAATTATAGCCCGGACTGTTTTGATAACGCAGCTTAAACGTTTTTAGCCTTTTAAAAGGCTTTTAAACGCTTTTAAATTTGCGGGCAGGTCTCAGCGCGGGCAAGTTTACCCCCCTGCCCCTCACACGCACCTGAGCCGTTACAGCGGTAGTTATTGTGGAGGAGGATGATGAGCTTTGACCGAGCTGAAAACAAAAAGCTTAAACAAGCTTTATAGTGACTTTTTCTATCAACCGGAAGCCAGTAAAAACATCCATAAGATATCTGCTCAGACAATCAAAAAGCTTATCGCTCCGTCCTTTTACGATCTTGACAAAGATGTTCGCGCAGCTGCGCATACTCACTACTGGCTCAACGGTGGCCGTGGATCCACCAAGTCATCATTCGTAAGCACTGAAGTTATTGCTGGAATAATGAATGATCCGATGGCAAACGGTATTATCTATCGAAAAGTCGGAGAAACGCTCAAGGATAGCGTATATGGGCAGCTGCTTTGGGCGATTAATGCGCTTGACGTAAGTGAACTCTGGGATGCAAAAGAAAGCCCCCTGCAGCTGAAATATAAGCCGACAGGGCAGGTCATTATTTTCCGAGGACTGGATAAGGCCAAAAAGTCAAAATCCATAAAGCTCAAAAAAGGCTATTTCAAGTACATCTGGTTTGAGGAAGTTGATGAATTTGCTGGCATGGAGGAGCTGCGCGTGGTGCTGCAGTCTCTTATGCGTGGCGGCCCTCAATTCATTGTATTTTATTCATACAATCCACCTCGTTCACAAAGGAACTGGGTTAACCTCGAGGTGCTGCAGGTACGGCCCGATCGGCTCAGGCATCACAGCACATATCTTACGGTGCCACGTGCTTGGCTTGGAGAACAGTTTTTTATTGAAGCCAAACATCTTGAAGCAGTCAAGCCCGAGAATTACCGACATGAATATCTCGGTGAAGTAATCGGTACCGGCGGAGAAGTTTTCGCCAATGTGACAATCAGACGGATAACAGACGAGGAGATTGCGGGAATCCCCCGCCATCGTCATGGCGTCGACTGGGGCTATGCCATTGATCCGTTTGTGTGGATTGCTGACGGCTTCGATCGCAAAAAAATGCGCCTGATTATCTATGACGAAATATTCAAGGTTGGGTTAAGCAACAGAAAGGCCGCTGAGGCGATCAAACAGCATGGCGGAGCGGGAAAAGAAATCCACGCAGATTCTGCCGAGCCAAAGAGCATCGCTGAGGTGCAGGGTTATGGGCTGCTCATTCACGGAGCCAAGAAGGGCCCTGATAGCGTTGATTATGGTATCAAGTTCATTCAGGATCTCGAGGAGATTATCATAGATTCCGAACGTTGCCCAAACGCTGCGCGTGAATTTGTGGAATATGAGCTTGAACGCGACGGTAATGGAAACTTTAAAGCAGGGTACCCTGATAAAAATAACCACTGCATCGATGCTACAAGGTATTCACTTGAGGACGATATGAAAAATAAGAGGGTGGTGTGATTGTATGTATATAAGCTACCTTGATCAGATCAAGCAGAGGCTTACAGTAGAGGGGAAGCTCAACCAAAGCGATATCATCAGGCAAATTTTAAGTGATTATTCGCATGATGAAAAAACAAAGTTCATGGAGATCGGCGAACGGTATTATTACGGAGAGCACGACATCCTGAAACACAGTTTTAAACGAACGCTTGTTTATGATCATATCTCTGCAGACAACAGTGATGACGGGCATGAACATGACGGAGTTACAGAAGTCATCAATGAGAATAATTCAAATAAACGAAACATCCACGCCTTTCATCAGCTGATGGTCGATCAAAAAGCATCATACATCGTCGGAAAGCCTCCCTCAATTACGGTGAATAACGACGATGCATTCCAGGAGGCTATAACAACCAGGACAAATGATGAAGACTTTCCTGATATGCTTTATGACTGGGTGGTGAGTGCTTCAAACAAAGGTATTGAATGGGTTCATCCCTATTATGATCCGAATGGAATCCTTAGATATTGTATCGTTCCTGCTAATGAGGTTATCCCATTTTATGATACTGAGCATCAGTCAATTTTACAGGACGCTGTACGCTTTTACACTATTCAGGTCATCAGCGAAGGGAAGCCGGTACAAAGATATAAGGTAGAATGGTGGACGGCAAACGACGTCACATATTATGTTCAGAATGAGGAAAAAAACTTTTTGCTTGACCCAAGTTATAAATGCAATCCGGCCCCGCACTGGTGGGACGTTACCTTTGTAGATGGAGCTGAGCAAAGTCGTAAACCAAACATTTGGGGACGCGTACCATTCATCGCGCTGCATAACAACAGTGCAGATATCTCTGATCTCGGAGGCATAGATAAGTATGAGAGCCCGAAAGGAATAAAAAGCCTCATAGATGCCTATGACATGATTTCATCGAAATCCACAAACGACCAGATTGATCTGGCCGCTCTTTTCTGGGTGATCAAAGGCTTTAACGATGATTATGCCTCGTCGATGATTAAACGTCTGCAGATCAATAAGGCCATCAATATATCCGGAGGGGATCAGGGTGATGGTGTCACTGCCCAGCAGGTCACGCTCAATGTCGAGGAGCGCATCAAATGGCTTGATATGCTGCGAAACGATATCTTCTACTTCGGTAAGGGTATCGATACGCGAGATGATAATCTCGGGAATGCTCCTTCAGGCGTGGCGCTCAAATTCAAATATACCCAGTTGGATCTAAAAGCAAACCCGATGATCCTGAAACTTAAAAAGGCCCTCAAGGATCTTTTTTGGTTTATAACCGCAGATATCAACCAGCAAAACGGCACGAAGTACGACAGCAGCGGAATTGTTACAACCATCAATAAATCCATCATCGCAAATGATTCCGAGACTGTAACGATGATCAACAACTCTCGCGGCCTGGTACCTGACAAAATCCTGCTTGCGCATCACCCGCTCGTAGACGATGTGAATCAGGCCATGGCCGACATGGCCGAGCAGCAGGCCGCCCAAGTTAAACTCCGTTCACAGATATTTTTGAATAACGATGTTCCGCCGGGCAATGAAAATGGTGGTGGTACCTGATGCAATCGCAAGACTATTGGATGCAGAGGGCCCTTCAGCGTGAAGATGCATCATTTAAAGACAACCAGGATACTATCCGCCGCCTGCGTCAAATATATGATGATGCAGCTGTACAGCTTGTGGATATGGCCGACCGGATTTTTTCCGGATACGCAAGGTCAAACAACCTGACGTCTGAAATTGCAAAGGACAACTTAAACATCGCCGAATCGGTTGCCATCATGGAGGCGCTGCGAGCTGAGTTTGAAAAGAGCGGCAGTCCGGAGGCGCTTGCCAAACTGAATGCGCCGGTGACGTCCTTTTCAATCAACCGTGCGCAGGCGCTGCGCCGGGCAATCGAGGCCGAAGCAGCCAAGGTTGCTTCAGCTGAAGAGAAGGTCGACGGTGCGCAGCTCGCAAAGACATATGACGATGCCTATTATAAAACCATGCACGACACCGCCCAGGGGCTTGAAGAGGATATCAACTTCTCGGTTCTGCCGGCTCACGCAATAGCTGAAACAATCGCTTCCCCCTGGCAGGGGAAAAACTATTCAGAGCGCATCTGGAGTAATACCAATCTGCTGGCGCAGGAGGCCGGGAAGATTATCGACGCCGGAATTACCGCCGGGCTTAGCATTCGTCAGATGACCGATCAGCTCACTGATATTTTCGATGCCGGAGCATACGCCGCCGAGCGACTGATCCGCACCGAGGTCAATCGAATACACAACGCCGGGACGCTGCGGGCCTTTAGGGAAATGGGCGCAAAGGAGTATACTTTCCTTGCCACTCTCGACGCCCGGACATGTGCCCGCTGCGGGGCCTTGGATGGAAAGCACTTTAAAATATCCGATGCCCAGGTTGGAATTAACCTTCCGCCGCTACATCCAAATGACCGCTGCGTGATCATGGCCTATTACAGCGATGTTAAGGCCGGAGCCGGTACCCGCATTGCTCGAGATCCGACGACAGGGAAAAACTATAAGGTTAACCACACGGTCACCTATCCAGAATGGCGTAAGGAGATCAATGAGAAATACGGCAAAGGTACTCTTGAAAAAGCCCAGCGGCTTATTTCCACCCGCAGTGAGGACATGACCAGGTATGAAAGGTATAAGGCAAGGTTAGGATCTGCGGCTCCAAAAGATTTTCAGTCCTTCAGGGATCTGAAAGAAGGTGGTGGCGACGAGTTAGGTGTCCTCGAGGCTCAATACCGTGGCATGGGATACTATGACCAAGCGGTGCAGGCAGAGCCGAAAATCACCGAGGCAGTCAAAGCACGGGCAGGAGAAACAGGAGTTAAAGTCCATGGCCTGCAGAACAGGATCAAGAGCAGCGGTGAATATCTCCGGAAAATCCGGAAAAATTACAGCCCAAAAGGAAATACCTATGAGGTCAAGGATATTCTAAGATATACATATGTTGCTGACCCTGAAGATCTGGCTGACAGGACGCTATCCAGTATTGACCTTTATACAGAAAAAGGATACAATACAGTTGAGATGAAAAATACCTGGCTTAAACCGAATATGCCTTATCGCGGCATCAATACCACAATAAAAGCACCAAACGGGCAGAAATTTGAGCTGCAATATCATACGGCTGAAAGCGCGGAATTGCGCGACGGTCGGCTGCATGAAATCTACGAAAAAGCCCGACTACTCGACCGAAGAAACGATGAATATATCCACCTCAATGATGAAATGATTGAATTGTCAAGCCACTTAACCGTCCCTGCCGGGATAGAAAGGGTGAAATGATATGCCTGATATTTATTATTACCGGCTCCTTGATCCTCAGCATAAAGGAACAATCGTCAAAACAGAAGATAAATCACAATATCAATTTGAACTCGGTAAGGGTTGGATCCGCACTGGAATAATGCTCGATTATTTCTTCCCTGAAAGCGATACATTTGATCAGTATGAAGAAATTACTGAGGATGAAGCATCAAAGAGCATTCAACAATAAACCATCTTCCTTCGGGAGGGTGGTTTTTAAATACCTTTTTAAACAGTTTAAAATGATTTTAAAGAGCCTTTAAAGGTTCTTTAATTTTACCCTTTTTGGCATCGGGGGAATACAAAAACATATGCCAAACAATAAGAACGGAGGAATATATCAGATGAAATTTGAAGACATTATCGGCGCTGAGCTTTCTGCACAGGTCACTGCAGCACTAAAAGGCAAAGGTGAAGGTGGCAAGGATATTGAGATCGGGATCATCGGAGACGGCACCACGGTGCCCGTTACCCAAGTAAGCGAGCTCAATGAAACCATCAAGGGGCTGCAGGGACAGATCGCAGACCGCGACAAGGATATCACCGAGCTCAAGAAGGGCGCCGGTGATAATACCGAGCTCGCCCAGAGATACACCGAGCTCGAGACAAAGTACAAAACCGACACCGAGGAGCTCAACGGCAAGATCCAAACCAGCCAGCTGAATGCAAAACTGGATATTGGTATCACCAAAGCCAAGGGTAAAAACCCCACGGCCATCAAAGCCCTCATTGATCAGTCAAAGCTTTCGGTTAAAGATGATGGAAGCATTGATGGTCTCGATGCCGCTTTGGAGGCGATCAAAACCTCAGATGCCTATCTTTTTGAGCAGGTCGAGACCAGGCGGTCAGGTGCTGGTTTTCAAAACGGCTCAGGCTTCAGTTCAGCCGCGGCGGATCCCAAAAACCTCGGCGACGCTGTGGCTCAGCATTACAGCGACGAAACCAAACAGTAATACTCTTTTTTATCAATTCGCCTAAATCCATACAGGGTAATGAATTTAAATAACAAAACGAACGGAGGAATAAAACATGCCTATTACTTTGGCACAGGCACGACTTTTAACACAGGACAAACTGGCGCAGCAGATCATTGATGAGTTTCGTCAGGATCAGCTGCTCAATGCAATGATCTTCGACAACAGCGTATCAATGAACGGCGGCGGGACTCTCGCCTATACCTATAACAGGGTTACGACTCTTCCTACAGCTGGTTTCCGTGAAATCAACAGCGAATTTACCCCGTCTGAAGCCAGCACTACACAGTACACCGCAAATCTCAAGGTGTTCGGCGGCGCTTTCCAGGTTGACAGGGTTATTCAGAATAATGTTCGCGGCATCACGGATCAAGTCACGTTTCAGCTGCAGCAGAAAATTAAAGCAACAAAAGCATTGTTCTCCGATTCTTTTATCAACGGTGATTCTGCGGTTGAGGCAAAAGCATTTGACGGTATTGATAAGGCGATAACCGGCAGCAGCACTGAGCTTATACCGGACGCTTCTATTGACCTTTCGACAAGCGCCCTCATCGATACCAACTGGAAGCTGTTTTTGGATTATCTTCGGAGGCTTTTTGCAAGGCTCGATGGATCAGCGACGCAGATTCATTGCAATAGCACAATGTTTTCGGTCTTTCAGTCCGTTGCCGATAGGGCCGCCTCTATGTCAGTATTAAAAAATGAGTTAGGGCAAGAGGTTCTTAATTGGAATGGTGTTCCGATCGTTAAGCTCGGTGACAAGCCCGGAACGAGTAACCCGATCGTACCGATTGGTGCAACTTCCGGTGAAACATCATTGTATGTGGAACGGATAGGGCTTGACGGCGTTCATGGCGTATCGCCCGCCGGGGATGAGCTGATTAAGCAGTATCTTCCCAATATGAATCTGCCTGGAGCTGTTAAAACCGGAGAGGTCGAAATGGTCGCGGCCATTGCATTAAAAGCCACCCGCGCCGCCGGCGTCCTGCGTAAAATCAAGGTTCAGTAATCAGCTTACAGGCTGATATCATTATCGAAGGGGGATTTAATCATGGCAAAAATATCAGCGCCCAATGAGCATTATACGGGCTTCTCTGCGGGCGTAGCCTTTGTCGACGGCGTCGGTCATACACAGGATGAGCATCGTATCGATTGGTTTAAAGAACACGGATATGCCGTAATTGCTGAAGCTGAAGATGCAATTCCATTTGAAAAAATGACGGTTGATGAGCTGAAGGCTTATGCCGAAGGAAAAGGCATCAATCTCGAAAACACAACGAAGAAAGATGAAATCATCGGGAAAATTCGGGGCGACCAGTAGGCCGCCCTCCCTTTTTGGGGGTGAGCTGTTTGGATTTACTCGCACAGGTTAAAATGCTTCTTGGCATTGCAGATATCGACACATCTAAGGACGGAGTCATTAATTTTCTAATTACCCGTGTATCCGCTGACGTCAAAAAGTTTTGCCGCATTTCAGATGTTTCATCCGATGAGCTGCAAGCGCTTATCGCAGACATGGTTGTCACACGTTACCGGGCGCGAGGATACGGAAAGGAAACAGCTCCACAGGTTTTATCCAGCATCGCCGAAGGGGATGTTACATTGCAGTTTAAAACGACACAGTATAACGCCACAAGCGAGCTGACGGACGCTGAGAAATCAGCATTGGTGCCATATAGAAAGTTGTGGCCATGATGGATATCTCAAAATATGCTGGATATCTTGATGCTGCACACGATAAAACGGTTGCATTATACCAAAAAGAGCCGGTGCCGAGTGATGATATCGGCACAGATTATGAGTGGCAGCCGGTCGGAACCGCCAACGTAAGTGTGCATCCCGTGACCGACGAGCTCAGCATCGAATTGTATGGCGAGCGTATCAAAAAAATGTTCAGCCTGCATGCAGCTCCGGATGCCAATATATCCGATGGCATGGGCGTTGCTTTTGACGCTGCTGCAGATAAGCCGGATTATACCGTCATATCCGCGAAGCCCAGACAGACGCATTTGCTTGTTCTTGTTGAGGTGATTTGATGCAAGTCGAAATAAAAGGTTTATCAGGGCTCCTAAAAAAGCTTGACCGACTTGGCGGTGATCTTGAAGTGGCAATGAGAGAGGCAATGCTTAAGGGTGGTTCGGTCTTCGAAAAATCCGCAAAAGAGAATTGCCCTGTGGATACTACACGACTTCGTGAAAGCATCACCACGCAGGCCATTGATAATCATACCGTCAGCATAGGAACAAATGTCGAATATGCTATCCCTGTCGAATATGGCACTGGGCCTAAAGGCGACCCAGCCGTGCCACACACAGCAAAAAAGTATTGGCGGTATAAAGGCCCAGATGGGAACTGGATCACTTCCCACGGTCAGGCCCCGCAACCCTATATGCGGCTTGCCTTCAAACAGAGCAAAGACAAGGCTCTTGAAGTAATACAAAAATCTCTTCAGGATTCGGTAAGGGAGCTGATGAAATGATAGATCTGAGTAAGGATATTGAGGAACTGCTGGAAGATACCGTTCGCGTTGAGCGAAGCTTTTCAAAGATCATCCAGCCCTTCCCTCTATGTACGCTTACGGTTATTAATAACAGCAGTGCTGCCATTATTGATAGTCAGGAACGATATTCGTCGGTTACTTATCAACTGGATGTCTGGGATGATAAAAGCACACCGAAAGACTGCATACAGATATCAGCTCAGGTCAGTGAGGGAATGATATCAGTCGGTTTTAAGCGCGATGCAGGAAAGCTCATGGATAATGATCCGAGCGGCTTGCAGCGCTTTATGATGCAGTTTTCAGGGTATGTTGATAATACAAACAAAAAAATATATCGAGGTGGTCTATAGTGGAAAACGCTGTTCTCGGCACTTATTTATCAATGGCGGATACTGCGGCAGGCACGTTTAAAAAGCTTTATGGACTTTCGGACGTGCCTGATTTTTCTTTTGATGCCGATCAAATTGAAGTAACCAATTTATTGGATACAAACAAGAGATACGTTCCGGGCATTGTTGATCTCGGCAACCCTGAATTTGAATTCTTCAACGATGATACCGCGACAGAATCGGATGAAGAAAAGCTCATGAATTCATATAAGGCTCTGCGCGCCGCAGAAACGGGAAAGCAGTCCAAATTTTTCAAGCTGATCTATCCTGACAAAACCGGCTTTGCTTGGGAGGCATATATTGTTACAACCCGGACAGGCGGCGGCACAGGGGATGCATTGAAATTTAAGGTTAAAATGCTTTTCAAAAGTAACGTGACAGACACAGTAGAAACACCATAACAAGGGGGGCTTTCGCCCCTCTTTATTTTGAATTGAGAGGGATTATTTATGTTTGTGACTTGGACTGTCAACGGCGAAATATATAAGCTTCGCTTAACGACTATGCAGGCAATCCAGATAGAAAAGCAGTTGGGGATGGGCATGACGAAGGTAATTGATGGCCATCTTATGGACTCAACGGTTATTGCGACTGTCCTATGGGGCGCTCTTCAGCAATATCAGCATGGCACAAGCCTTAAAGATGTTTGTACCATTTACGACGATTATATTGAGGAGGGTGGAAACATTGATGAAATCATCGATATCATCATGGAATTGTTTGCCCAAATTGGTATTGGAGGATCTTCAGAGAGAAAAAACAAGAAGGGCCAGAAGGAAAACGATTTGATCGAATAACCGATGCAATTCTGGCCATTAAATCTGATGCTCTATATATAGGCATAACCACTGAGCGCTTTTGGAATTTGACCTATATTGAGGTTATAGAGGAAATCGAGGCATACACCAAGCGTCATGGAAATGAGTATAAAGAACAAACGCGGCTAAGGGCCGCAATGGATTATCAATTGGCGCAACTCGTTGGAATTGCGTTCAACGATCCTCAAAAATATCCAAAAACGCTTCAGAAGGCGTACCCCGAACTTTTCAAAGAAAACGGAAAAAAAGCAATGACTTGGCAGGAACAAAAAGAAAATTTCAAGCGGTATGCTGAGCAGCATAACCGACAGACTGGAGGGTAAGGTTTTGACCGTCGAAGAATTACAGATTATCATAACCGACAAGACAAAGACAGCTCAGGAAAATATCAATAAGCTGAAGAGGTCAGTGGATAACCTGCAGCAGAACAAAACAACCGAAATCAATGTGAGCACGACAAAAGCTCAGACCACATTGAAGCGGCTGCAAGCTGAGTATGACAAAACTCAGGCGAAGGCTGATAAAATAAAGTCCTCCATGGGCAATGCCTTTGCTGCTCAGGATAATATCGCAGAGAGTTATAACAACATGCCTGCTTTTACAGGGCAAACTAAATCTCAGTCAGTGGATACCGCACTAAGTCAGGATACAGGCTACCAAAAGATTTCGGGGCAGATCACTGATATGGAAGCTGCGTTGGCTCCGTTGCAGGCCAAACTTGATGAAACTAAAGCAAAAATGGCCGCTTTAGGTACGCAAACAGATAAGACATCAAAGAAGACGAAAACACTTGGAGATAACTTTAAAAGCACAGGAAATCGATCCAGTTATTTCAGCCGCATGATAATGAGCATGCTTATAAGCATGGCATTGTTCAGCGGCATATCCCTTATTATGAAATCAATCACCGAGGGTCTGCAGAATTTTGCAAAAGGAAGCACTTCGGCCAATCAAACGCTGTCAAGTCTTTCTACGTCATTCCTTTATGTGAAGAACAGCATCGCGGCCGCTTTTATGCCAGTGCTGCAGGCTCTTACACCGGCGCTGACCGGCGCGATGAACAAGGTGGCGGACTTTTTCAACATGCTTGGTATGCTTGAAGCACGTTTATTTAATAACGCCACGACTTTTACCGAGGCAAAAAGTGCAGCTGTAGATTATGCGGCCTCATTGACTACCGCATCCGACGCGGCAAAGGGAAGCTTGGCGTCATTTGATCAAATAAACACTCTTCAGAGTCCGACAGCAGCGACTGCCAATCCCGGTATGCCGGATACCTCTGCAATGATGGAACAGGTGCAGATACCACAGAATGTACTTACATTAGCAGACACATTTAAAAATATTGCCGATACCATCAGCATATATGTAATCCCCGCCCTGGCCGCGCTTGGCCTCGCTTTCTTAACCTATAAAGGTATACTTTTAGGTATACAAATAGCGAATGGGATTGCAGCGGGTACATTTTTTACAATATCATTACCCATACTGGCTATAGTCGCAGGCGTTGCACTGCTCGTTTTTTCGATTGTGACCCTCGTAACAAACTGGAACAATCTCGACGGCGCACAAAGGACGATAGTAATTGGTCTGGGAATACTCGGAGGTGCATTGATTGCTTGTGGTTTAGCACAATTGATTTTTAACGTCAGTCTTTTAACCTCACCTATATTTTGGTTTGTTTTAGGGATTATCGCTGTTATCGCCATCATTGTAATCCTCACTACCTCGTGGGACTCGCTGTCGACTCCAATGCAAGTGGTGCTGATTGTGGTTGGAGCTCTTATTGCAGCCGTACTCATTTTCACCGCTGTGCAGTGGCTGATGAATTTAGCGCTTCTTGCCAGCCCGATAACGTGGATAGTAATAGCTATCATAGCCTTGATAGCTATCATCGTAGTGCTTGCTTTAAACTGGGATAAGGTTAAAGATGCAGCGGCTGCTTGCTGGGACGGTATTGTTACAGGGTTTAAGGCTTTTGTAAACTTTCTATCTGCGGGAATAAATTTCCTTATTAAGGCCCTTGATAAAATTCAATTTACAATGCCTGATTGGCTCGGAGGCGGGAGTTTCGGGATTAACATTCCACTAATCCCGACGTGGATGGCACGGGGCGGTATCGTCAATGGCCCGACATCCGCTATCATAGGAGAAGCTGGATCTGAAGCGGTCATGCCGCTGGAGAATAACACCGGATGGATATCAAAACTTGCTTTAGATATAAATGACCGGATGGGTAACGACAATCAAAACAGTGGAAGCGGTGGGGATACTTACCTTCAGGCAACCATTATGCTTGAAACCGGAGAAATAATAAGCCAGTCCACTCAGAAAATAAACCGTACGGGGCGTAATAACAACCAGCCGATATTGAGCACTTAAGGAGGCGTGTACATGGCATTTCTGCAAATCAACGGTGTGGATATGCCCACGCCTTCAACTTTTAGCATTGCCTTATCAGACCTTGACAGCGACAGTACAAAGAGAAACGAACAGGGCATACTGCAGCGTGACAGAATACGTCAGGGTATTTATAAGCTCTCGTGTAACTGGAACGCTCTGTCACAAGCCGACGCCTCGCTGCTTCTGCATGCGGTATCGTCAGCCAGCTTTAGCGTTACATATCCCGATCCGTTAAGTGGCACAAACACAATAACGGCTTATGTTGGAGACAGAACACCGGATATGGTTAGCTATCAAAATGGTCAGCCACGCTGGACTATATCCTTTGATTTAATCGAATATTAAGGTGGTGATTATTTGTATCCTGTATCTGCGGCCTATCAGCAGGCCATAAAATCAACGACACGCACGAAAGCTATAAAGGTTACGATTGATACTGCTTTTGAGCATTTCGATCTTACTGACGAGGACATTGTTCAAGGCTCTGCAAAGCATACGACAGCGGTATTATCAGGCGATACCTTTGAGCTCGGCGCAGCTGTAGCCGCAGACTTTGCGGTGACCTTAATGAATACCGACGGGCGTTATAATGACGTCCAGTTTAATGGCGGCCTGATTACCGTGCAGGACGGGACGCAACTGCCCAACGATGATATTGAGTGGGTACCGCTCGGCTATTTTATAATCGATCAGGTAAGCCGCCCGACTTCAATTGTTTCGCTTGACTCCGCCGATTACATGCTGCTGTTTGACAGACCATTCAGCGACGTCGGCGTCACCTTCCCTGCGACTAATCTGCAGATTCTGTTGGCGATATGTAACAAATGCGGCGTTATTCTCAGCACAACTCAGTTTATCAATAGCGATTACACGGTGATCACAGCACTTGACGGCAACCCCAGTTGCAGAGACGTCATTGAATATATTGCCGAGATGGCAGCGTCCTTTGCACGGATAAACCGATATGGGCAGTTGGAACTCGCTTGGTTTAATAATCCTCAATATATCACGGAGGCTCATGTATTCGGTGGCACTTTTGCTAAAAATGCCGCGGGAAAATATTATGACGGAGATAATATTTCCGGAGGAGATTTTCAAAAATATAATAATAAAATGTATTTTGGCGGTGTATTTAAATCCAATGCGCCGGTCGTCAGCCTGAATCCATCAAATCGTTATGATTTCAGTATCGATGACGATCCTATTATTATCACCGGTGTTGAATTTGATGCGCAGGATCAGAACTACCTTGTTGGATCAGATACATATGCCATCAAGATAACGGACAATCCATTTATTCAAGGTGACCCTACGGATGTACTCAATGCCATCGCCGACCGTCTGATCGGCTTTGCATATCTCCCCTATTCTTCGAATTGGCAGGGCAACCCTGCATTGGACGCCGGTGATATGATAGAGCAGACAGACCGAAACGGCATAACATATCGCACCATTATAACAAACAGCTCATATGCATACCGTGGCACCTGTAAGATACAGGCCAAAGGCGCGAGTGTAGTCACCCAGGGGTATCAAAGCCCGATGACTAAAAAGGTCACACAGTTGCTCAGGCAGATAAGTCAGAAGCAGGTGCAGCTTGACAGTTTGCAGCAGGCAA